AGAAGAGGCAAAAGCCTCTTCTATTTAAGCTACTTTATAGATGCCGTATTTATTAGGAGTTACTACAGCAACACCACATTTTTTACGGAATGTATATTCCATAGTATCATCAGCATTTCTACCATTATTACCAGGTGTTTCATCTATTAAAGCATCGCCTTCAATAACTATTTTAACTATAGATTCACCACCAACAGGAACCACCAATAAGAAATCACTTGCTATAGCAAAAGTATCAGTGCCAGCTTTATGAGCTTGCGGTATTTCAAAAAGATTTACTCCGTCTACATTCCTATAAAAACCTATTCTGCCTTTTTCATCTTTCATTGTATCGGAAACAGTGGCAGGAGCAACTTTAGCCAATGCCTTTTTAACACCGTACACAGCAACATCCAATCCGCCAGCAGCAGCACTTACATGGCTTACTAAATCTATAAAACTATCCTCAGAAAATGCACCACTTATACCATAAGTAGTACCTAAACTAGAAAAACTATTATAAATAGCTTCGTAAACCTTTGTCGCAATCTTATTGTTATACGATCTAGCAACTTTATTTACCATTTTAACCCAATCAATTCTACCAGCTAAAAAACGATAAAGTTCGTCATATATTTTTACGCCTTCCATATATGTAGTAACAGTAAGAGAGCCATTATCAAGTCTCTGCCTTCTTAAATTACCATTACCATCAGATATAGTTGCTACTTCAAATAAATCAGTATTATCAATAATAAATGTATTAGTATCTCCCCAAGCAAGATTTTTTACTTCAGCAAATTGATTAAATTGATCTTCCAATATTGCACTCACTAATGCATCTAAAGTTTCTTCCATTACTTCAAAAATAGCTATTTTATTACGTCTAAAAGATTTATAATCTACTTTACCACCGCAAAGTTCAAGTAAGGCTTTTCTAAAAGCTTCGTTAGCTTCATCTTGAGAATATTTTGTTATTTTATTATTATATAAATCTATACCCATCTGAATAAGTTCATCCATTTGTATTTCCTCCTTAATAAAAATTTAAAATAGATTATAAAAGTTAAACCTTTACTACTTGAATTGTAGTAGCAGCAACTCTGTTAAAACCAATTGTACCTTTTGCTATAACTTTAGCAGCAAAACGAGTACCACCAGTTAAATCAGCAGCAGGAGCAAGTTTTGTAGTAGCATTAGCAGGAATTACATATTGATTTAATACAGTTGCACCAGTAAAAGCATCATCAGAAAGAGTTATAATATCACCAACAGACAAGTGATAAGCTCTAGCAGGTTTATTAGCAGGATTATAAAAGTCCTTTAAGGATTTGCCAGATTCATACATAACCTCAGGAGAAGCTACCATTAACAACTCCTCAGAAGTAATAGAAGTAGTAGAAGGAATTACAACCTGTCTAAGTTCCCTTTCGCCATCCACTAAAGCACCAAGATGAATAAATGAGCCATTATCCAAATCAGCAGTATGAACAACACTTTCAATATTACCATTATAAGAAGCTAATACTTTATCAAGATTTACAATTATGTGATCAGCCATTGTTTATTTCCTCCTTAATTTTTTTATAAATTAAAATCCCTATCTTTTTTGATAGGGATTATTTTGCATATTTCTTTAAAATATAATCATAAGGTTTCCCAGTATCATTATCAGGGAGATTATCAATACCTAAACTTATATGTTCATCATTTTTATTTGAAACAGAAAATTTATTAGCAATCTTCTTACCTAACAATTCATACAAAACTTTTTCTACATCTTCTAATTTCATATCTATAGCCTTTTCTCTTAAATCACCATAATCATTTTGTGTTAAAACACTAAATTCTTTTCTTGCAAATAAGTCGTCAATATTTTTTTGTTTTTCTTCTTTTAGTTTATTGGCTTTAAAATCAGCAAGCTCTTTATTTTTCTTTTCAAGTTCAGCAAACTTATTATTAATATCATTTAATTTAATTTCATATTCCTTAGAAACTTTTTCATTTTCTTTTTTAATAGCATAATTTAAAAATTCCTTATTCACAAAAGTGAAATCAGTACTAGCATCACCATCTTCAAAAGGCGTATAAGTTATTTTCATTCTTTTTGCAGAATTAAAATCAATTGTTACCTTATCACCAGATACAGTATAATTAAACCCAAATATTTGCCAATTATTTACATAATCTTGAGCATAAACTATATTTTCATCATGATCTATATACCAATATCTGCGAATTTCATATCCCCAATCATCAATAACCTTGATTTCGCCTAATGCATCAGCCAATTCAGTAGCCAATTGCATAGCAGTTAAAGAAAACTCTTTAATTTTAATTTCTAAATCTTCTAACGATATATTTTCTAAATCAACTCCTTTCTTCTGTAATTGTTCTTCAGTAATAGAATATTTTTTAAGTAACTCCAATTTTTCATCCATTCCTATGCCTCCATCTAATTCAAAATTGCTTGTATCCAATCCCAACTCCTTATAATGCTTTTTTAAATGATTTTTAGCTTTCGTATTGCCTGCATCGTTTTTATTTAAAAAAGATAAAGCTGTTTGACATCCATCTTTATGTACAATCAATTTTCCATTTCTAATTGCATGATGCGGATATTTTAAATGTTGAGAAGGGGCATCTTCCCATCCATCCTCAACAATTAAATAAGCCTCTTTTACAAGAGACTTATAATTACTAGCTTTTAATATATCATTTCTTAATTTTGTTTTATCAACATCACCCCAAGAACCAGTCATGTCAGCACTATCTTTACTATTATCAATTTCTATTTTTTCGCCAGTACCCATATCTTCTTTCTTAATAAATTGAGTTGTATTAGAAAAATATTTATTAAATTCATCCAACATTTCTCTCAACTGCTCCTTTATATTAGATGAACTAAATTTTTCTACTGATGCTCCAACCATAGCAGGAATAACATTTTCACCTAAAATACAAACTCCTTCAAATCTAGCATCAGTATAATAATAATAACCATTTCGCCAATAACCCTGTATAGAATTAGGGTCTAATTCCATAGATTCAGATTTTTTACTGTCTCTTTCAAAAATATTAATACAGTTTGAAAACTTATTCCATAATAATCCTTCACAAACTAAAAACTCTCTTTCAACCCCATCTTCACATACTTTATTTTCAAACCTAGCAAAATTAGTTTCTGGTATTATTCCAAATGCTCTCCCAAGATAAACTATTTGAACACCATCTTTATCAATAACTATCTTTTCCTCATGCCCTGAAAAATCTATATTGTTATTTTCATCTTCCCTAATATAACCTAATATTGGTATATTAGATAAAGAAGGTATCATTTTTTCCAAAACAGATTTATCAAAAAATGAATTATTTAAATTTAATCCAGTATGAGCAATAAATATTTTAACCCTAGTAAATCTTTTATCGATTTCATCAATTTTTTCAAACTGAATAGGTATAGAAGTATTTATAATTAATTCCAATTGTTTTTCACCTCCTATATTTATCATTTATTGTCACGTGTTTTTACTCCATTATCAGTCAATTGCTCTGGGTCTTTTTGGGGAGCACCACCAGAATTAGTGCCTGATTGAGTATGCGAAGATTGCAGAGGTTGAAGAATATTTACCATATCTAATGTATTTTCTAAATAATTTAAACCTAAAAATTGAGTAGGGGTAAGCCCCATTGCACAAGCAACAGTTGATTTACTATAACCAAATTCAGCAGCTTTTAAATATTTATCAAATTTATCTTTCCAATTAAAAGAAGTTATATCAGGAAAACAAATTTTAAATTTATAACGTCCAATTCTTTTTGATAACTGATAATTAATCCATCTTTCAAATTGACGATAACAATTAATTACAAAACTAGCATCCACAATAATTGACTGCAATAAACCTACAGAACCAGTTACTTGTTTTCCAAATAAAATTTCAGATACACCAGCAGATTGGAAGAAATTTTCCATTGCTTGCCCAACAATATTATCTTTATTTTCTTCTTTTTTAACTAAAATACTATTAATATCCATAGGGCTAGTAATAACTTTAACATTAGGAGGTAATCCTTTTTTGATATTATTATGAAAGAATTCTGCTTTATCTAAACTTATTAAAAGAGCATCTGGTTTTGACGATTTAGTATCCATAGGAATTCTCTGTGCAATAATTTGCGAAGCATCTAAAGCAGATTTATCTTTAAACATTTCTTTATATTCAAAAATATCAAGTATATCCGCATATAACCCCATAAAAATAGGTAATATTAAAGCAGTATCTTCAAATTTAAAAGCTATAGCATTCTCAAAAGAAAGCGTAAACCAACCATCAGGATATTCTGTTCTTTTATTATAAGCGTTCTGAATTTCTAAAGGATAATTTTTAATATTAATTCCAGGCTGACTAAAATAATTAAGGTTTATAGCATATTGAAAACCAACTTCATTTTTATTGACAATCATGCAATAATCAGATGGCATACGCTGTAATGTTAGTGCACCATTATTCTCTCTTAAATAATAATAACCCACATCTTCACCTAAAATAACTCTCATAACTCGACTAAATTCATCTTTAATATTAAATTTTTCTGTAAAATCAAGTGTTTTTCTAAAACTTTTTTGAAAAGATTTTTTATCAATATCATCAAAATTTGTATCAATAGGATACAAAAAATAATCAAAAGTAAGCATTGATGCAAAATAATAAACCAACCGTTTATAATGAAAAGAAGTATTCATTAAATACTGATGCAGTTGTCTTAATTCTTTAGAAAACTGATTAGGATTTTCAATAAATTTCAAAATTTGTTCTTTTGTATATTTATAAGGATTTGTATATAACTTTCTTAAAACTCCGTTTAACCATAAAGGAATATCATTATAATTATCTATAGCACGAAAGAATTTCATATAAGCTTCATTTTGTTGTTGTATATTCTGCTGTGACGCTTTCTTTTTCTTAGGCACTAGTTCACCTTCTTTCTACTTTTAATTAATAAATAAAAATCTAGTTATATCTGGAGCTTCATTAGTAACTAGTGAAGGCTCATACACTTTTACAATATAATATAAACCATATGCCAAAGCTGAATATCTATCTTTATCAACTTTTTTAGTAACTTGCTCTACAGTATATTTCCCAGAAGGTAATTTTTTTAAAATTAAATTAGCTAACTCTTCTATCAATAAATCCGTTTGAATAAATGGATTTAATTCTTCAAGAGACATTTTAAAATCAATATTAACTTCATTTTCACGAACCAATAAACGCAACCGACCGCTTTCAATTACATCCATGAAATTAACTATTATATCTGTATTCATACCTTGTGCATTAATTTCAAAAATCAATTCTTTGGCTAAAGGATCATCAGATTGCCTATCTGTATTCATAGTTGCCCAAGCATCATAAACTTCATTTGTTACAGGGTCAATAGTTTCTTGTAATGCATAATCAACAACTGCACTTCCAATACCATTACTATCAATAACCACAGCAATGGCATTGTATAATACTTGAACTTTTTTCAACAATAAAGTTTGCTGAAAAAAAGAAGTGCCATTTGGAGGCACTAACATATTAACTAAATGTATTTGTTTTATTTGATTCTTTTTGTTTTTAATCAATTTAAAAACAGTTATTACTGATTTATTATTACTTTGACTTTGTGACCTAGCTACATCAAAACTTATAATATAATCAAAATTATCTTCACCTTTATGTTCTGCTTTAGTTAAAGTTCTTAATTCCATAACTTTATTTATTTTAACCAATGCAGAATCTACAGCACCAACCCACTTAGATTCATAGTTTTGAGCAAAATAAATGGGAGACATGGTAGGATCGTCTTTTTTAGCTAAAATTTGATTTCTTGTTTCACCACGTCCATAATGAACAGCCAATTGCCAATCGGCCCCTAAAACCATTTTGCCTTTTAGCTCAGCCATTTCTTCAACCATTTGCAAATTTCTTAAATACTCATCGGTACCCCTAAACCCCGATGTCGTAAAGAAATTAATACTCCCATTTAATTCTTCAGGATTTATTACTGCTAATTTACCTATTGTTCTTCTGGGAACATTTACAATAGGCTCTAATACATCCTTAAATAAATTATTATCTAATAATGCGGCTTCTTCTATATTTAACCGTCTACGTCTCATACCTTTTGAACTTTGCTGATTTGCCAATATATCAATACGTCCACCAGACGTAAAAATTATTTCTGCACTATCCTTAGAAAAATTTGCCCTAACTATTTCATTTGCTATTAATGGATAATATCTTAATATTTCTCTATGTTTTTCTTCTAATAACTTAGAAGCATTTTCTTTAGTTTGAGCAGACATAGATATTTCAATATCAGGATAAAAAATAGCTGTATGATACATACCTAAAACTTCTAAAAAAGTTTTTCCCCAACCCCTCGGGAACACCCCGTATGTAGATATAAACCTAGCCAAACATCTTAAAAAAACACGTTGGTCTAAGTCTAATCTAATACCTCCAGTTTGTGGTGTAATTAAATCAAAAAATAAATCTGGGAACCAACGACACCATGAAACAAATTGAATCCATTTATTCAAATTCTTTTTAAATTTATCAACATCTTTATCAGAAACACTTTTCACAGGATTATTAAATTCGGGATTGTAAATATCAGTTCTTGTTTCTTTTTTATCATATTTAAAATTATCTGACTGAAAATGTTTATATGACGGCATCGTTTTCTACATCCTTTTTTATTGCTTCTTCATATTCTTTTTTACGTTGTTCATAAAACCGATATATTTCGTCATATGTACATAATGGCAATCCTTTTAAATCACGAACATAATTTATATAACACCAAATAGTAAAATCTGCATCATCTTTGGGTCTTTTTTTAAATTGAGGAAGTATAGGAATAATATCTACTTCCTGTTCAACCATCCTTGTTAACTGACCAAATGTATCAAGTCCATCCTGTAAATCTGCTTTTGACATTTGGCTAGGCTGTAATTTTCCAGCTACAGCAGCATCTTTAGCCATATTAGCCCATTCTTTAGCTTCTTTTACATCACCTTTAGCAGTAGCTAACTCTTCTTTTACTCTAGCACGACAATATACAATTAAATATTCTTCATGCATAGCAGTTTTAATTTGATAACTATTTCTCAACTGTTGATATTTTTTTTCAAACAATCTATATTCATGAGATGCAAATCCTTCGCCCCATTTATCAATGAATTCTTGTGGAATTTCGTCTTTATCTTCTACTTGTTCTACTATTGGTTTTTCAGTTTCAATATTTTCACTATCTGCATCTTCATCAATAAAATTCTTATACTGCCCCAAATTCATCTTAGAAAAATATAAATTAATACGTTTTCGTTCAAACACTTTTTCTTTTTCTTTGATATCGGTAAACTCTAATTTATTAACTGATTCTTCAGCAATTTCACTAGCAAGTTTCCATAACTCTTCACTAAAACCTCTATTATTCTCCTGTAAATATTCCTTTAATGTATTTAAATCTTTTACATATTCTTTTCGGCATTTATTACACCAAGCATCTCTTTGTTTCTCTAAAGATTTATTAATTGCAAACTGAGATAATTTTTTGATCCGTTTGCATCTACTACATTGTTTAGTTAAACTACCTGGCACATAAATTCACCCCAACAATCAATAAAAGTTCAATTTTATTCTGAATTTTTTCGTAATATAATATATTTTTTTCGTAATACGAAAAAATAAAATAGCATTAAACATTATATATCAAGCATTTCCAAATTTTTAATTAATTTATATTCTTATTTCTTGATATGCTATATTTACTGTTTATAAATAAATCAAATGTATATTTTTCAACAACTTCACCAGCACAAAATAAAAAAGGATTAATATATATAATTCCTAATTTTTTAAACCTAATTATAATTTCTTTACTAGTTAATTCTTTAAAAACATTATACAAAGATGTTGTTTTAATACTTGAAAGCTTTTGTAATAAATTTATATCAGGTATTTTTCCATTAACTTT